GATGGAGGCGGAGAAGGCGCTTGAATACGCAACCAGCGTAGTTGAGTACAACAGAAGCCGCATTCGTCGCCTTGAAGAAAGACTTAAAGTTTTAGGAGAACAAGATGCTTGAAACAATTGCATGGATAGTGTTACTGATGTGTCTAGGTGGCGTAGTCGTAGTGACGGTTGCCGTGGCAATATTTATGTTGAGCAGTGAAGAATGAAATGCCCTACATGTGGCGCATGGTCACTGGTAAAAGAAACAAGAGAATCGCCCACATTCGGGCATACAAGGAGAAGGGAGTGCGCAAATGAACACAGGTTTACAACCCAAGAAGTCGTTGTCCCGCAAGAGGCGATCGACGAAGAACGAAGAACTAATCTTGCGAATAACCAAAAACGATTGGAATCCATTCGAGCGGGCAGACCCAAAGCTGTTAGAAAAAGCAACGCAAGAATTTACTAAGCAAAGACGTCACGAGTTCGAGGACGCACCAATTTAAGGTCGGAGTATTCATGAAAGCAACGCATGCAAGCCTTGTAGATGCGAACATGTTTTGCTGGTGGTATAGGTCTCCGACACGATAGAGAACTGCCTATACTGCCCGCTCAATGCCACGACGAGGGGGCGTGGAATCTACATCACCCCCTCACCATTTAAGGAAACATATGACACCCGAAGCAAAAGTTAAGAAACAAATCAGAAAGATATTAGATGTAACCCGCGTGTACTACGCGATGCCGATCGGCACGGGCTATGGGGCGTCAGGTGTACCAGACTTTCTTGCTTGCTGTGAAGGTAAGTTCATTGGCATCGAAGCCAAAGCAGGCAAGGGAAAGACAACAGCACTACAAGAACACAACCTACAACGCATTAGAGAAAGCGGAGGATTAACAATCGTTGTAAACGAACTCAACATTAACGAACTAGAGGAACTAATATGCGAAATACAAAAGAAATGACGCAAGGCGCTATGGATTTCAAAGACAAGATAGATCAACTCAACGCCGATCAACGCGAACACTTACGCAAAGCCATTGAAAGATTGGTAGAGTGCTGTGTAGATCAGACACGACACGCCGTGATTGTGTTTGGCAAAGATGATGACCCGCGTGCTGAAGTGTTCACGCTCAACTGCAACGAGATGGATGCCGCCTTTATGCTGAGCTGTTTGTCAGAGACATTTATGTCGGCTAATTTAGAAGATGCGCCAGCCAAGGAGATGTTTAATTGAAACCCTACGATCAAATAATAACGATCGACTTTGAAACGCGTTGGTCTAAGAAGGACTACACGCTATCGAAGTTAACAACTGAGGAGTACATTCGTGATAAGAAGTTCATTGCGTTCGGCGCTTGTGTCCACGTATACGGAAGCGGAGACGATATTAGATGGATTAGCGGAAGAGACTTACCTGAGTTCTTTTCTGGAGTCGACTGGGGACGAACCGCAGTGCTTGCGCACAACGCACAGTTCGATGTATCTATTATGGAGTGGAGATACAACGCCCGTCCCGCATTCATCTTCGACACGTTATCGATGGGACGCGCTCTACGAGGCGTGGAAGTTGGTAATTCCCTCGCCAAACTGGCGCAAGACTTCGGGTTGCGACCTAAGGGAACTGCCGTATATAGCACAGACGGCTTATCGAAGTTGGACGCAACCATTGAGCGAGAACTCGCCGAGTATTGTGCGCATGACGTGTACCTGTGCGAAGAAATATTCAAACGATTCATTGAAGACTATCCGAAATCCGAACTGCGTTTGATTGACATGACACTGAAGATGTACACACGTCCTCAGTTAGAACTTGACCCAACCATGCTACAAGATGCGATAGACAAGGAGAAGATCGAACGTGAACAACTACTACAACGGCTTAACATTACAGACGCTGACCTCTCTTCCAATCCAAAGTTTGCCCAACTACTTGAAACCCTCGGCGTTGCGGCACCGACAAAGGTTAGTAAAACCACTGGCAAGCAGACACTTGCGTTGGCGAAGAATGACGCGCTCTTTCAGCAACTCCTCAACAGCCCAGTCGAAGAGGTCAGGCTTCTTTGTGAGGCTCGTCTTAAAGTTAAGTCAACAACTGAGCGCACGAGAGCAACACGCTTCCATGAGATTAGTCAGCGAGGAAAGTTACCAGTACCTCTGTCGTATTACGGGGCGCAGACCGGACGTTGGACTGCAAGCAAGGGCTCCGCAATCAACATGCAAAACCTCAAACGAGGTTCATTCCTACGCAAAGCGATTATGGCTCCCGAAGGGCATCAACTCGTTGTCGGCGACTTATCACAGATTGAACCGCGAGTACTCGCGTGGCTTTCAGACTACGAAGACATGCTCGACATCTTCCGCAAGGGTGGTGACCCTTATGCCGCGTTCGGCGCTCAGATGTTCAACATTCCCAACCTTAGTAAAGATTCTCACCCAGACCTACGACAGTCCGCGAAGAGCGCGCTCTTGGGTTGTGGCTACGGGTTGGGCTGGGCGTCGTTTGCGTCGCAGTTACTTACGGGCTTCCTTGGTGCTCCGCCGGTTAGGTACAACAGGGACTTTGCGAAGCAACTCGGCGTTGATAAGACGTTTGTAAATAGGTTTGTAGAGTGGCATGATAACGAGTCCAAACTGCTAGGCATCCCGCACACCTGTACTGTGGAGGAGTTACTTGACCACGCTATCGCTTCAAAGAGAATCATAGACACTTATAGGGCTACAGCCTATCCTGTGGTGGGGTTCTGGAGCATGTGCTCGGAGTTGTTGGTAACGTCTTTGGTACAAGGTCACGAGCACACATACAAATGTTTGACATTTAAAAAAGGCGCGATAGAATTACCAAACGGCATGTCTTTGCTGTACCCTAATCTGCGACAAGTCAAGGATGAAGAAGGCAAGAAGCAGTGGGTGTATGGAGAAGACGCAACTAAACTGTACGCTGGCAAGATCACGAACAACGTAACACAAGCGTTGGCGCGTATTGTCATGACGGACGGCATGTTAAGGGTAGCAAAGAAATACCCAATCGTAGGTACTGTGCATGATGAACTGATTGCGCTTGTGCCTGACGAAGAAGTAGAACACGCTAAGACTTGGGTCTTGGCGCAAATGACTATGGAGCCGAGTTATATGCGAGGCATTCCATTAGCCGCTGACGGTGGCGCCCATCGTAGATACGGAGAAGCAAAACAATGAAGATACCAAAAGAAATCACAGTCGGTAAAACGACGTACACAGTACGCCGAGGTAGTAAGACAGGGTGCCTTGGGCACATCGACTATCAAACCAAAATCATATCTGTCGCTACGCAGGATGCTTACGGCAACAAGTTAGAGAGCGAAGAAGTACACGACACGTTTTGGCACGAGTTGACGCATGCAGTTCTGCATGACATGAATCACCCACTACGCGACGATGAGAAGTTCGTCGGCAAGTTCGCATACAAACTATCCTGCGCAATCGACAGCGCCCGCCTATGAAAAAACCTGCATGGTCACACTCCTCCCTCAAAGACTTTGAGGGTTGTGCTAGACGCTATCACGCGGTCAAGGTCTTAAAGAACTACCCGTTCACAGAGACTGAGGCAACGCGCTACGGCAACCAAGTCCACGAGTCCTTAGAACTCTACGTCAGGGACGGCAAACCAATACCGCCTGAGCATTCGCAGTTCAAGGAAGTTGTTGACAAGTTGTTATCAAAGAACGGCAGAAAGATTGCCGAGTATGAGATGGCGTTGGACATTGACTTGAACATCGTGGGATGGAAAGACAAGAACGTGTGGGTGCGTGGCATTGCAGACTTACTCATCATTGATGATGACAACTTAACTGCTTGGGTTGTGGACTACAAGACAGGCAACAACAAATACCCCGACAGAGAACAGCTAACGCTGATGTCTCTGATGGTGTTTCAATACTTCCCTCACATACGCAAGGTGAACTCAGCGCTATTGTTCCTCGTGAAGAACGACATGGTGCGTGCGCAGATGATGCGTGAGCAAGCCGACGCAGAGTGGTGGAAGTACCGAGAGAGGTATGCCCGACTTGAGGCATCATTCAGCAACGACGTATGGAATCCAAACCAGACTCCCCTGTGTGGCTGGTGCCCTGTGAAGACATGCGAATTTCACCCCAAGCACTAAAGGAACACTCATGCCTTATAAAAACCCCGAAGACCGCCCGTCCTACGCAAAGTACGAACAGCGACCAGACATTATTAAAAAGCGTTCCGAACGCAACAAAGCCCGAGCACTGTTAATGAAAGAAGGAAAAGTACATAAAGGAGATGGAAAAGATGTCGACCACAAGAAGCCGCTCTCAAAAGGAGGCACAACTACAAAAAGCAATCTCCGCGTTAAGTCCGCAAGCGCTAACAGGAGTTTCGCTAGGAAGTCTGACCACAGCATCAAGTAGCCAGATTCACCAAGTAAATCGTTGGCCCGAGGTACAGACAAACTGCATAGAAATTAAGGAGCACGAGGCATTTAACGCACCCGTCGCCACACTCCTTAATCTCTGGCTAACTCGTTATGGTAATGAATGGATTGACTTAGAAGATATTGAGAAGGACGAGTTCTTCGCTATTGCTTACAAAAGACTCAAACAAATGGGCGAACTAGAGCAACACTATCTAACCGATAGAGCAAGATACGTATGTAGAAAACCGGAATAAATAAAGGAGAAGTAAATGAAGATGAAAGAAGCACAAGGGTTATACAACCCTGCACAGGGAATGACGTACGCACAAATGATCACGCAAGGCGGACAACGCGCACAAGCCGTTAAACAGCGAATGCAATCAGCGCCACAGAAAAAAGCAATCAACCCAAACACGCATGAAGCGTGGTCAATACCTTTGTCGCAACTTGTTAATTTGTGGCAAGCAAAGTATGGCGATAAGTGGATTGACGTGTCCGACCTCGATGATGAGTTTTGGCCCGAAGCATCTTCGCGTTTACACAGAAACAACAAGTTGGAGGAGTGTGACAACGACAACACACCTTGGGCTCGGTTGAAGGAAGACGCGTAATGGAAATCATTGAAGACAAAGCGTTACTACTACGCACACGCAACCCGCACAAGTTCAACGTCATACCCAAGCACAAAGTTGTTGGTGAAGAGAACGGCATCTATGAGATCGCTGTGTACTGGGGACTCGATGAAGTAAGGGTACTAAAAAACCTTGGTGTGAAGAATGTGCCCTCGCCTATCACTAGACGCTACACATGGGCAGGGCGTTACAAGCCTATGGCGCATCAGATAGAGACGTCTGCTTTCCTCACAATGAATCGCAGAGCGTTCTGCTTCAATGACCCCGGCACTGGGAAAACTTTATCTGCGCTATGGGCGGCAGACTACCTAATGAATCGTGGTGACGTTCGTCGTGTGCTTATCTTGTGTCCGCTATCAATCATGCACAGCGCTTGGATGGGGGACATAGGCAACAGCATCATCCATCGTTCAGCAGTTGTGGCGCATCACGCGCAGTCATCACGTCGCATCGAGATGATTCAGCAGAAGTACGAGATCGTTATCGCCAACTACGACGGCTTGAACTTGATAGCAAATGAGATCAACAACGATGGGCGCTTTGACTTAGTGATCGTCGATGAAGCCAACGCATACAAGAACCCAAGCACACGCAGATGGAAAGCCTTAGCGTCAATCATCAAGCCTGAGACATACCTGTGGATGATGACGGGCACTCCTGCTTCGCAGTCACCAGTGGATGCGTATGGTCTTGCACGCTTAGTTAATCCAAATGGTGTGCCTAAGTTTCAAACTGCGTGGCGCGACAAGGTCATGAACAAGATCACAATGTTCAAGTGGGCACCAAAGCCAGACGCAAGAGAGAAAGTGTTCATGGCACTTCAACCAGCAATACGCTACACAAAAGCACAATGTCTTGACTTGCCCCCTGTAATCACGGTGACGCGTGAGGTGCCTATGACACCGCAACAAAACAAATACTACCGACTGCTCAAAGAGCAGATGCTTGCACAAGCGGCGGGTGAAACGATCAGCGCTGTTAACGCCGGTGTGGTGGTGAGTAAGTTGTTGCAGATTAGTTGTGGTGCCGCGTACACAGACGATAGGGAGGTTGTTGAGTTCGATGCCGCGCCAAGATTAAATGTGCTCTGCGAGATACTAGAAGAGACTAGCCGTAAGGTGATCATCTTTGCTCTGTTTCGCTCAAGCATCGACACCATCGTCACGCACCTAACCAAGCAAGGCTATGGCGTAGGACAGATACACGGCGACGTGACTGCGTCTAAGCGCGGACAGATCATCAACGACTTTCAGACTACCGACAACATACGCGTACTGGTGTTGCAACCACAAGCAACGGCTCACGGGATTACCCTAACTGCCGCTGACACAGTTGTGTTCTTCGGGCCGTTGATGTCTGTTGAACAGTATGTGCAGTGCATAGCACGCGCCGATCGTAAAGGTCAAGATTCCGACAAAGTTACTGTGGTACACATTGAGTCAAGCCCGATAGAGAAAAAACTTTTCAAGGCGATGAACACAAAAGTTAACGACAGTATTCTTTTGACTGACATGTTTGCAGAAGAAATGCGAGGTTAAAAATATTTTTAAAGAAAGGAGTTGCATTGGACAAAACTGTGTGTATGATGTCAAACACTAGACAAATAACAGGAGAAGCAAAATGGTAGATATAGATGATGAAGTCGAGGCACCGCCCTCGCTCGATGCAGAGGAGATCGCCTCTGTGCCGATGGATAAGTTAGCCAAGGTCTATCGCAAGATGGCTACTAAGATTCAGCAGTTGACCCGAGAGTACGAGACAGAGGTTGAAGCCATTAAGGCGCAACAAGAAGTCGTAAAGATCGCGCTCAAAGATCAGATGTTGAAACTTGGTGTGAAGTCTGTACGCACAGACCAAGGCACAGTAGTCTTGTCGACAACGACAAACTACAACACACAAGACTGGGACTCGTTCAAAGAGTTCATGAAGCAGTACGACGCGCTTGACTTAGTTCAACAACGCATATCGCAACTCAACATGAAACGCTTCTTAGAAGAGAACCCCGGAGTTGTACCCCCCGGCCTTAACTCGATGACCGAGTATGGCATTTCAGTTCGTAAACCAACCAAGTAGTTTTAGGAGAAAAAACAATGAGCAATGTTGCTGTATTTAACCCATCCCAAGTCCCCGCCTTTGCAAAGAATCGCGGTCAGTTGTCTGCCGTAGCCAAAGCCCTAGCCGGTGGTGGTGCAGGTGCTGGCGGTAAGAACATCTCCATCAAGGGTGGTGTGTTTCGTTTGATCGCCAGTGGCAAAGAAGTTGCCGCGATTGAAGAACGCTACCTCGACGTGGTGATCGTGAACGCCGCACCTAAAGTTAGCCGTGTGTGGTACGCCAAGTCCTATGACGGCGCAAGCAGTTCACCTGACTGCTACTCACAAGATGGTGACAAGCCTGCACCTGATGCAGAGAACCCCCAAGCATCTACCTGTGCTGCGTGCGAAAAGAACGTCGCGGGCTCTGGTCAAGGTAATAGCCGCGCTTGCCGTTACCAACAACGTCTTGCCGTAGTGTTGGCTAATGATATGGACGGAGATGTTCTCCAGTTGACTGCCCCTGCCACATCTGTGTTTGGTAAGGAAGATGGAGAGAACCGCCCACTTCAGGCGTACGCTCGTTGGTTGACTGCGCAGAACATTGACCCAAGCGAAGTCATCACCCGTATGCGCTTCGACACCAAGTCTGAGTCACCCAAGTTGTTTTTCAAGACTATGCGTTGGTTGACTGAAGATGAGAACGAGACTTGCCAAGCCAAAGGCAATACGCCCGAAGCCAAGCGTGCTGTCACCATGACGTTCGCTAAGTCTGCTCCTGCCGTAGCCGCTCCTGTGGAGGAAGAAGCCCCCGCCCCTGCCCCAAAGGCAAAGAAAAAACCTGATCCAGTGGAGGAAAGCGACGAAGAGCCTGTTGTTCGTAAGGAAGAGAAGAAGCCAAACGCTGTGCCCGCCAAGAAAAGCAACCTAGCCGCTATGGTTGATGATTGGGACGAGAACGAGTAATGGCTTACTCACCGCAAATCATAGACACCGTTAAGAAAGCGCCTAAGACTTTGGGAAACCAACTTGGGCGTTGGGCGGTACACCTTGATTTCCCCGTGACTAAGATTGCTAAGGCTACTGGTGCATCGCGCCAGTCAGTCTACAACTGGTTCGCGGGGGGTGAGGTCTTCGTGGCGTATCGACCCGTAGTCGAGGCGCTTCTTTCTATACTAAAAACTTCGCCTAATGCTGACGTGGCGTGGAGATCAACATGCAAAACCTTCGACCTGACACCTTGACTGACAATGAGATACTACGCTACGCGCTACTGGAAAACCCTAAAGGTCTGTCTGAGTCTTGGGGCAACGTGTTACTACAACGCATGGCAGTCTTGATAGATCAGAACGACACACTTCTTAGCGCACAAAATAAGATGTATGAGCAAGCCTTTGAAGAAGGCTTTGCCGCTGGCGTAGCAGTAGCCAAACAATAACCAAAGGATACACATGACACCCGCTGATTTTCTAGCGGTGGTTTTGCCGTCCTCTGGCGAAGGCCTGTATTGCGCGGTAGAACTCACAAAAAAGAAGGAACACTTCTATGCAGACAACCTTGCTGACATCGTTGCTAAGGTAGACGCTTGGCATAAACTGAACTACGACTGCTTCTACGCAGTCTCTACATTCGACGAGAAGCGCGGCTCGGCTAACGCCCAGTTCGTACGATCGTTCTTTGTGGACTTGGACGGCTATGCCAGCAAGAAGGAAGCGGCACTGGCGCTGGACGCGTTCCTTGAGAAGACTGGGTTTAACAAACTCGGCAACCCTTGGGTGGTGGACTCTGGCGGTGGACTCCATGTCTACTGGCCTTTGGTGGACTCCATCCCCGCATCTATTTGGCAACCACTTGCAGAGAACCTAAAGGAACTGTGCAAGCAAGAAGGGTTCAAGATAGACGAAGGTGTCTCCGCTGACTTAGCCCGTATCCTGCGGGTGCCTGAGACAACCAACTTCAAGAAGAAGTACACGACGCCGCGCCCTGTGCGCATACTACAAGAGGGCGATGTCTTTAACCTTGAGGACTTCTCCAAGGTCTTGTATGGCAACCTCGTCGCTCCTGTCATGCCCACGCCAAGTGAGCAGATTGAGGGCACACGCCCGAGCCGTAAGCCTGACGCCAACCAAGTCAAACTGGTGGAGAACAGCATCACGTTGTTTGCCAATATCCGCGCTAAGGGTTGCGGTCAGATCGACGACTACATAGCGACAGCCACAGAAGACGGCAAGGAGCCTGTGTGGCGTGGCATCCTGTCATGGACGCAGAAGTGCGCAGACGGCATGGAGCATGCGATTGAGTTGAGTGACTTGCACCCGTACCCACTGGAGCGCATGCACCAGAAGTTATCTGAGATCAAAGGCCCGTACGCCTGCGCCAAGATGGACAGGGAGAATCTAGGGGTTTGCCCTAAGTGTCCGCACTGGGGCAAGATCACCAACCCGCTCATCCTTGGGCGTGAGATTCAAGTCGACAACACCGAGAAAACCATTTCGCTTGAGACGTTTACGCCTGAGCCAGAGTCGATCGACGAAGACTTTAACGAGGACTTTGACGACGAGGGCGTCAAGGACACAGCACCAACCATCACCCGCCCCGTGCCCCCACGAGGCTTTAGTTATGGCAAGAATGGTGGCGTCTACCGCACGCTTGAGGAGAAGGATGCCGAGGGCAAGAAGATAACCAAAGAGGTACAACTACTTGGCTACGACTTGTTTGTGGTTGACTTGCTCAAGCAGGAGAACGACCATCTGATTCACATGGCGGCTGTACGCCCCGAAGGCGTGATAACGCTCAACTTTCCACAGCGATCAATCGTGAGTAAGGACGAGACTCTCAAGTGGCTGGCTAGTCAGAACATTGTGGCTGGTGGCTTCCATCAAAAGAACCTATACGACTACGTGCTGGCAAGCGTTGAGAAGGCGTCGATGGAGAAGAAGGCGATCGTCGTGCCGTTCCAATGTGGCTGGCAAGAAGACATGTCATTCGTCTATAACAACCGCGTGTTCACCAAAGACGGACGCGAGACTCGTATCCCCATGCCGGGGCTTGAGAACATCAACCGCAACACCAACAGCAAAGGCACACTCGACGAGTGGCGCGAGGTTTGGGAGGTCTTCAAGTCCAAGAAGATGTACGACACGCTGGCATCTTGTGCTGACTCGTTTGGCTCAACCCTGATGAAGTTCACCGAGTACGAGGGGTTCATGTGGCACATCGGCTCACGCCAATCCGGTACGGGTAAGTCCCTAACTCTGAGCGCCAAGGCTGGCGTGTGGGGTCACCCCGTGCGCTACCGCACCGGCAAGAGTACGTCCCCCGTAGCCATGATGCAACGCGCTGGCTTACTTAACAGTTTGCCTTTACTGATTGACGAGATCACCAGCCGGAGCCGTGCAGACATGGAGTGGGCACCAACTTTCATCTTCGACTATGCCGAGGGTTTGGGTAAGGAGCGGATGGAGGCGGGCTCTAACAAGGAGCGTATCAACCACAGCGTGTGGGCGGCTACGGGCACGATGACTTCCAATGTGCAGTTGCTCGACTACATGGCGGGTGCTAGGACGTTCAGTTCCAACGGCGAGTTAAACCGCATGCTGGAGTGGAACCCTAGCGAAGAACTCAAGTGGACGGCAGAGGAACGCGAGAAACTCAAAGGTCTGAAGCAGAACTACGGCGTGGCTGGAGAGGCGTGGATTCGATGGCTCGTTACTCACCAAGACGTTGCCAAGAGAATGCTGGCTAAAGTGGATGCACGGCTCAAGGAGATGATGGAGTTTGCTGACTTGGAGCGTTACTGGCACGCTGGGTGCACAGTTACTGTGGCTGCCGCCATATTGCTCGGACCGAAGTACGCCAACATTATTGAGTTGCCGATCGAGGGCATCATAGAGTCTCTGAAGAAGGTGGTGGCTAACGCCCGTGCCAAGTTCAAGAGCAATATCCGCACAGCCGAGGACGTACTCAACGCCTACACAGGCAACAACTACGGCGGCTTCGTCATCATCAAGCGCAACGAGGAGAAGCGCATCCTTGCCTCATGGGGTAGCGGAGAGACGATCGACAAGTCGATCACGAAGACGAAGGTGCTGGGCAGGGTAGAGCATGATCTCTTAACTCCGGGGTACATCGAGTACTACATTGAGGAGCAGTTGCTTAAACAACACTGCGTCAACATGAGTTATGGGTACGACGACTTCTGCGAACAGTTGGAGCAGTTGTTCACTGTGCACTACGTCAAGAAAGACATGTTGGCGCGGACAAACGGCCCAAGTATGCGGGTCAACGTCATGCACATAAGTTGTAGATCGGACATCGTAGATGAAGTTAACTTATCCGTTGGACAACCTAAAGCCGCATGATTGCTTCTTTGTCGCGGGGCTAGACGTAGATAGGATTAAGGAGCGCGGCATGTCCGCCGCGCTCCAGTACCGCTACAAGATGAAAGCCACTGTGTGTATCTACGACGGCCTTATTGGGGTGCGATTTTGTCGACTGCCCGGCGGCTTGACTCGGCTAAGGTCGTCTTCAACTTCCGAATGTTCGTTAGACGCTGACGCTTTTCCTCTGGAGTAATGTCCATAGCCTGCACAGCCTTTTCAAACTGCGTCAACTCTTTCATCTGACTTGCAAAGAAGTCACCCATCTCAGCCGCCAAGTACTCATTACTACGTGTTTGCAGTAACTCTTTAGCCTCTGCCATGCGCCCCTCGTTCATCATGCTGTCCACGGTGCGCTTGAGTTTGATGGAGTCCTCGTAGCGATCGTAGGTGGCGTTGATGATTCCCCCTGCGTCGTTGGGCTGGAAGGCTCCGCCAACCAAAGGTGTGTCGGACAGTCTTGCGGCGGCTTTCTCTGGTGTGTTGCCTTTGGGGATACC